TATGGCAAAAACTATAAAACACCCTTAGCTAAATCTTTGGGGGTCAACGTCTCAACAATAAGACGAATGTTCAACAACGACAAAGATTTAACCCCTTCCAACGAGATAGCTATTAATTGCATCATCAATCATCAGTCGTTCAACGCTAAAGATATTACTCGCCTTGCAAAAGATTTAAAAGATAACTATATCCCAGGAGTAAAAACGACTTTCGGCAAGATTCTTGAAGATGATTTACAAAAAATTGTAATAAAAAAAATGAAAGAAGAAAATGCAAAAAGTACATTTAGAACTGTTAGGCATGCAAGCTAAAGATAAAGTTACAGGATATTCAGGCGTTGTGACTACTATTTCGTTCGACTTATACGGATGTGTGCAAGCTGTGATCACTCCACCCGCTGCCAAGGATGTTAAAATAGATAGCGGTCATTGGTTTGATGTTACTCGCTTAGAATTATCGGATCAGCCAAAGGTAATGGAGACCCCTGATTTTGACGAGGGGTATATTGCAGAAGGAAAAAAAGGCTGTGCGAATAAGCCACTGCCTAACAATTAGATTTACAACCAAACTAATGTATAATAGCTAAAACCCTTTCGAGTTCTAATCAATGAAAAATGAAGCAATGTTAATATCTGCTAAATACGATATTTGTGTGCCATTAATGATTTTAGTTGTTTCTCTCGCGGTAATATTAAATACTCAAGACCCATGGTTAATCTATATTGGCTTGGCATCGATTATTTGCTGTGTCGCATATTGTCAGATATACGCAAGATTCCTAGTTTTAGCGACTAAAAATGGTTGCGGTAAACGAGCAAATTTATTAATCAATATAACGGACATTATCGAAGCGTTAATGCTATTTATGTTTATCTGCGAAATAATCACCTTTGGATATACTTATGGCGTTTGATCCTCGCTCAATAAATTTAGAGAAAAAATCAACGGCAGCACTGGGTACATCTCATTCGCTGGGAAGTTTCTTTGCCTTTGGAAGCGGCACGGCTCAGACACCAAAAAGCGCGCTCAATTTATACGAGAAATCAACCGCCGTCTCAATTCCAATCAACATTATTGCTAGGGCATTTGCTTCAATTAACCCCGTGCTTAGAATAAATGATGAGTTAATTAAAGATCACCAGATACTCGATCTGTTAAGTCAGCCAAGCCCTTACTTCACTAAAATATTATTTTTTGAGACTATTTGCCGAGATTATCTGATCACAAATGAAACTGAAATTGTGGCAGTTGGTAATATCAATAGACCGCCATTGCAGATCCAGCCGATTAGCCCTAAAAACGTCACTGTGACAGAAGGTAATAATGGTTATCCTGACAACATTCAGATAACAGGTAATACCCTAGTCGGCGTATTCAAACCGATCATTAAAAAGAATGTTATACGCTACATCAAAGATCAATTCACAGAAACGAGACAGATCAGAGGTTATTCAACGCGTAATAACTCGCAGCTCAGAGGTCAGTCTTTACTAGTATCCGCATCTCGTGAAGCAAGGCAACATATCGCAGGCAATAACCATAATCTGACTATGCTGGAAAAGGGAGGCCGATTAAGTCTACATTTTCACATTAAAGAAGATCTGAATCTTGACGATTTCAACGCAACTAAAGATTCAATAAGAAATTGCTACGGCAACACAGACGGTGAGAGCATTGCTGTCACATCTGGCGAAGAAATGACAGTAACGGAACTGGGCAACTCAAATAAAGATATGGATTTTGTCAACTTGCAGGAAATGGCAAAGCAAGCTGTAGCATTACAATATAATGTACCATTACCACTAGTTACTGTAGATGCAACAACACTTAACAATTACGAAGTGGCGAAAACAGCACTGTAAGACGATGCTGTTCTACCGACTGCCGATGTGCTATTTGCAGGTTTGACGAATTTATTAGTACCTCGATTCGGATTAGATCCCGCTAAAGTTAAAATCACTTACGACCCTCGCTCTATTACTGCATTAGTTGATCGAGAATTAAAACAACTTAAAACTAGAAAAGATATTAACATTGAAACTGTTAATGAATTAAGAATTGAATTCCTGGCTAAAGATGATATTGACGGCGGTGATGTAGTTTATCAACCAGCATCAATGATACCTTTGGGCACAGATCCATTTGATGATGACCCAACAGAACCAGTGCTTGCACGCGATAAAGTGACGGAAGATGAATAATGATTGAATCTATTAAAAAATTAACGTGCAAGATATTCGGGCATACAATGTTTTTCCATAGTTGTGATTGGTGGAAAATATCTAGATGCAGGAGATGCGGTCACACAAATAATATCGACTGGTCAAGTAATACCCCGCCCCCGTCGTATGAATTAGAGCTGTTAGGAGAATTTAGACCAAAAATTAGCGAGTCGTCTGATGGCAACTAGTGAAAATTCACGACAAGCCAGAATTGATTTAAAAAAGAAACGTTCTTTAGAAAGGAAGTTCATCAAAGATTTACGACCACTCAACAATAAAATAGTTAAGGCTGCTACTAAAGCATTCGTAGAAAGAGGCGAAATATTAAACGCTCAACTTTTCTTCGATGATATGGATTCGTTGCTGTTGAAAAATTATAATAGAACTGGTGAAAGTTTTGATACTCAATTATCCGATAGTTTCCCCAAGTCACTTAAAGCCACTGATAATGAAACAACTTTAATTGCTGCATTATTAGCCGCTTATTACTTCAATAGATCGCCTCAACAAACCAGATTTATACTTGGTACAACCCAAAAGAACATTACTGAATCGATTATATCTGGACTACAAGAGGCATCTGCAAGCGTATTGCCTGGTGAGTTACCATCAAGACGCATTGCAGGTATGAATGCAGGCAGAACGCTCAGATTAAAATTAAACGGTAGAAATAGAGGTATTGCCACTACCGAAGTCCAAAATATTGCAGAGCAAGCGAAACAAATTGAGGCAACAACGCTCACGACCAGACCAGGTATAGAGTTTAAACCCAGCAAGGAATGGATAACGGTTGGTGATGAAATAGTAAGAAGACCACCTGGAAGCAAGTTCAATCATGTTGCGGCAGACGGCCAAAAAGTAAAAATTGATGAAAATTTCATAGTAAGCGGCCAAACTTTAAGAATTCCAGGTGACACATCTTTAGGCGCAAGTCTTGGAAATGTTATACACTGTCGATGCACATCCACTATTTCTAAAAAAGAAGCATTAAAATCAAGAAAGTTTATATTCGATTCAGACTTGCAAGAAAACATTGAAACCGTTGTACCTGCTCCAGAATTTGCGTTTACTTAAAGTAAAGCTTAGAATATAACAAATTGTAAAGGATCAAGAAATGCCTCAACATATTCATATTACTGCAGATGGTCGAAAAACAAGCACTCAAATTTTAGATCCTGAAAATGCTGGCTTGCACTGGCACACCTTAGGCGATGAGCTTACCTCAGTCGAGGAGTTTGGGAGTTCGCATATATTCGAGGGGATTAGAACTACTGGCCAAGTCGATATCGAAGACGAAGACAATTCAAACCAAGAGCCAAAAAGTTTAGTTCATAGTCATCAAGGAAAAATCACCGAATGCAAACAGATTGATCGAAACGGAATTCAAATTGGCATTGTTGAGGGTTATATAGCCACATGGGATATTGATCGCGGTGATTTTTTCGGAGTTAAAGACCGTTTTGTCAAGGGCGCGTTCAGAGAGTCATTAGCCGATTTAGCTTCGAGACAAAGAAACATTCGATTAAAAGATCATCATATGCGAACCATTGGTATTTTTCCAATTCAGAACGCTATAGAAGATGATCGCGGATTATTCGCAATTGGAGAAATCAATCTCGAAGTCCAGCAAGGAAAAGAAGCTCATGTATTAGCTGTACAAAAAGCGCTGACTGATTTTTCTATCGGCTTCACTCCTGAAGAATTTCACATGGATGGTGATATAAGAATGATTACTAAGGCGACTATCTGGGAAGGCTCTATAGTTGATGAACCGATGAATCCAGCCGCACAAATAACGCAAGTAAAGAAAAAAATCACCGCGTCAGATATTTCTAAAATGACAGAGAGAGAATTAGAAAAAGCATTAAAAAATAATAATTTTAGTGGCGAAGCTGCTAAGATGATCGTTAAACAGCAAAAACGAGCAGATAACTTAGAGTTGGTTAATTCACTTAAG